TAGGCGCACTTCGATATGACATTCTGAGCGACACTACTTCATTCCAGAAGGGTATGAAGATCACTCGCTCGGAAATGCGTCAGTCAACAAAGATTTTCAAGGACACTAGGAGCCCACTTAATCAGCTCAAGGACGCTGAGGCTAGGCTGAACAATCTCCGCGAAAAGGGGATCATTTCCATCCGCGGCTACATCATGCAGATGGCGAAGCTGCACAGGAAAAAGGATCAAGCCACGGCAGATGCGAAGCGAGAGGACCGAGCCCTTCAGAAATTGAAGCTTCAGTACAAGATTATGCCAAAGTTTATCCGCGATAGGATTAACTGGCACCACAGGTACGGAAAGACTCTCGACGCCATCTATCGCAAGGAGACTAGAAACAGGCGAGCTGGAGTCGGCGGCAGCGGAAGCCAAAGGCTTGCGAACTTCGGTGGCTCCATGGGGTCTGCGCTGGGTTTCGGGGGTGCTGGTGCTGGCCTTGGGCGAATGATGGGTTACGGCGCGGTTCTCGGATCAATCGGCGCTGGCTCGGTGCTTGTAAAGAAGGCGATAGACGAGTTTCGAGAACTTGAGACCGCTATAGTTGACATGCAGGTTATCATGGGTGATGACAAGGCTGGATTGGCTCTTGTTGACAACCTAAAAGAGATAGCAAGGACCACACCGCTCACATCAAAGGCTCTCATCAAGGGCACTCAGACAATCCTCGGTTACGGGCTCGCTGCAGAGGGCGTTGAGGACACGATGTACCGCATCGGTGAGATCGCTGGTGGCGACACAGCAAGGATGGACTCCCTGACAAGGGCTTTTGCACAGGTCCAGAGTGCTGGCAAGCTCATGGGTCAGGAGATGCTCCAGCTTGTGAACGCGGGCTTCCCAATCAAGGCTATTGCCGATGCAGCCGGTGTTTCCATGAAGGACTTTAGGAAAGAGATGGAGGCTGGGAACATTTCAGCCAAGTACCTGACTCAAGCAATGATAAACCTGACCCAAGAGGGCGGGATGATGGAAGGAAGGCTCAAGAGGCAGGCTGAAACAATTAACGGTGCTTGGACGATAGCAACAGGCTCGATTGAACAAGCGTTGGCGAACTTCGGCGGATCGACGAAGACAGAGATAAGGGACTTCATCGGTCTATTCGGCGAGGCTTCCGTTGCAACCATCAACTACGCCGGGCAGGTTGCTAGGTTCTGGCACGAAGTCGTAACCGGCGTTTCAGATGCTGAGTACCATCTGGACGAGTGGGGAAATAAAATGACTTGGTGGGAGTCTCAGGCAGAGCATTTTGAAGACTCTATACTCACAAAATGGTTTGGGATTACTCAGGAGGAGATTGACGCGCAGAGGAGTCGTGATAACAGGGCAAAGCGATGGGATCAGGCTGCCAAATCTAGGATTCGCAAAGAGAAGGCTGAAGCTGACGCCAAGAAGAAGTTGATTCAGTCTGAGCTTGATGAGAGAGATCGCCTTATCGCTTCAGAAAACGAGAAGACCAAGGCTATCAAGAAAAGCATGGAGGGTGAGGTAACGCTTGCCAAGATCAAGGCTCGGCACGCTCAGGAGCAACTTGAAGTCGAAAAGAAACTTGACGAAATGCGAGAGCATCTGAGCCAAGAGGAGTTCAAGAAGTATGAGCAGTCTGTGCATGAGCGACAGAAAGCTGAGATAGAAGCCTTCCACTGGAGCAAGCGAGAGGAAAGGATTGACGCTCTTGTTGACAAAGAGAAGGAGAGGTTCAGGGAGGAGATGGCGAACATCAAAAAGGCTTTTGATCTTAGAAAAGCTGAGATCGACAAGGCGTCTGCCAGAGAGAGAGCTGCTGCTGCTGCTGCTGGCAAGTCCGGGGGGTACTCTGGTGACTACAATGCAGGCGGAGCAAGCTACGCCTTCCTGCAGCAGATAGGAACAGAGGCGGAGCAAAACGCCATTGTTAATGAGTCAGACAAGAAAAGAAATCAAGCACTTGAGGACTTGAAGCGGCAGAATGTTCAGAAAGAGCGGAACGCTCAACTGAGGCACGATAATTTAATCCTAACCATACAAACCAAGGACTCAGCAATATAATGTCACTTTCATGGGAAGTTTGCAGGCTACGAGAGTCCGGTGCGTCCATCTCTATTGCCAACAATAAGGTTGATACAAAAGAGAATCGCACTTGGAGCGTTAACTACTTGGTAATTGCCCACGGGGTAAGTAGCCCGTTCGATGTTTCGGAAATCAGTGCAATGAGGGCCCCCGGCGTTCCTATCCTTAGAAGGAGCGTCTACGTCGATCCTGACGGAACTGTGTTTCCCTACTTTAGTTGCAAGAACAAGACTTGCGAGCGAAGCACAGAAAATCCGTACGTCTTTGAAGTGGCTTGCGAGTACACTGATCCAGAGGGTGAGGAAGGCGAACAGCCTCCAGCAAATGCAGAGGACTACTCTCCCAAGATTACTTGGGACATTAAAGTCAGAAAAGAGACGCTGTGGATGGACAAGGACGACCAGACTTACGCGCTTCCCAACGGGTCAATGCACAAGGCTCCCCTCGTCGGCGAGTACGCATGTTTTGTTGCGAAGGTTTCTCAGATTGAGGCAAGTTTCGACAAGGATGACTTGAAGGACAGGATGCTCAAGCTGAACTCATCCACTTGGCAGGACATGGACCCTCACA